CTGAGTCCGAGACTGCGGATTAAGTTGATTAATGAGATGATTGACCAACATATTCTTTGGGCAGCCAATTGGAATATTCCGGTTATTTGCTCAACCAGTATTCGTGGTGAACATGATGCGTTTATGAAGATTCATAAAAAGCGTGGGTTTCAAGTTAATGGCTCTTATGCCTGGGGCCGAACTGAAGAATTGATTAAGGGATTGAAATGAACAAGGATATTCTTTTTGGTGACATTCGCCCTGAAGGCACTGATGTTTCTGACGAAGCCAAAAAGGCTCAAGCTCGGGAATACTATCAACGCAAGAAAGCCCAAAAGAAAGCTATGGCTTTGGCTACTGGCGAGAAACTTCCAAAGGATGCTGATAAGCCATCTGTTGGTGGTCGGCCTAAATCCATTGTCAACCGGGTAACCGAATACGGCGCTTTGTTCAACAAGCTCAATGAAGAACGGATTGCCAAAGGTTTGGGGCCACTCAAGACGGCTATGGAGGTTTTGATTGATGCCATGCAGTCTGATGAAATTGACATCAAAGACAAAGCCAAGATTGCTGATAAACTGGCTCCATTCGAGTCATCTCGTGCCCCAATCATTTCTATCGAGCATGTTCAAAATGCATCGAAGGATGAAGAGTCCACTGCTGAAGAAGCGTTGGATGATTTCTTAACTGCCTTACGCAAAGTTTGAGAAAGGTGTAATAATGCCGTTAAAGCACTCGAAGTCTGAGAAGGCTTTTAAATCCAACGTCAAGGCTGAAATCAAGGCCGGGAAACCGCAGAAGCAAGCCGTGGCAATTGCTTACTCCGTAAAACGAGAAGCCAAACCCAAACCGAAAGGTAAGAAATGACCACCAACTTCTTGTTTGCCCAATCGCCTAATCGCAAGGGCAATGTTTCCAAGCACACTCCAAACAGCAATACAGGCGTGACTGCTGTTACTGGCCCTAAGCATGGTACTGCCACACCCAAAGGCAACCAAGGCGCTCCTTCTTATGGTCGCCAAACAGATAACACCCAAGCTGGTGCTACTGGTGGTCGCCATCAAAAAGTCATGGTTGATTGCAAGGGTTGTGTTGACAGCAAGCCTAGCAACTATGGCTACATGGACAAATCAACCAAAAACTACCTGGGGTAAATCATGTCCGCATACGGTAAAGTTATCTCTGGTGGCAAGCAAATGACTGCTGGCCTGACCAAAGGCATCAACAAAAAGCTTGATGCTTTTGCTGATAGCCACAAACGCAGCAAGACTCTTGCGACTGCTGTTCGTGATACGTTCAATCAGAATCCTCTGTCTGACCCGCATCACAACAACACCAATGGTGGCAAGTTCACTGTTCCAAAACTTCCCAAAAAAATCTGAAAGGTAATGTATGGCAACGTATGATATTGAAGCACTGAAGGCTGACCTTCCAACCGCAAAGGAATTGGCTCAGTTCATCTATGACAAAGTAGGCTTGAGCTTGGACTTCATTGGGAAACCAAAAGAAGATCAATACCAAGTAGCCAAGAATGCTTTGGAAGGCAAGAAAATTCCTAGCGAATACATGACGGAACTCAATCCGTACATTGACCGCAAAGAAACTATTCCTATGGATGAACTGAAGCCTTTGCCTCCTCGTCCAAAAGACCTGCCAAGCGAAGACTCGCAGATTCATTTCTTTGGTGCGACAAACATGCCTCACCCAACTGACCCACAGTCAGATCGGAAAGTGCAAATCAATTTTCGCAAGTATGAAAATGGCATCATCACTTACCAAATCATGGGGCCTGTTGAACAACAAGCTATTGGTGAACGCCTGAACAAGTTTGGTCAACGTGTGCCTGAAAAGTACACTTGGCTTGACCCTCGTACTGAAGAGACTGTGATGCGCCGTCCGGATGGCACATATACGGAAAAAGGTCGTGGCCTGTATTCGTATTGCACAGGCGAAAAAGGTGGTGGCATCTGGGGTTTGATTGACCGCGAGATTACCAGCATCAACGCAAAGAACGTCACTAACCCGTGGGCGTGATGGAAGAGACTCACAACGTCTTCCGTCAAAAGCTTTCGGGGCAAGCAGAAACTTGCGCCAGAAAGACTCTTGAGTGGCTACAGAAAGACCTCCAAGGAGATCGGACCTTAGCCCCTCGGGATGTCTTCTATCTGGCATCTGCTGCCGACCTTCTTTTGTCTATGCGTGATCTGTATGGCAAAAAGTGAAGCCAGTGACTACATCCTGCCCATCTACAAAGACAGGGCACTTAAACATCTTGTAAAGCTGGCTGGTGGCAAGGCCGCTATTAAGCATCTTGACGCTGACCAGCTTCGCAAGATGAAAGCTGCAAGAGATGTCATTGCCAAAGACATGCAGTTCAATACCTTGAAGTGGTTTCGGCCTTTCAAGTACCAATCCAAATTCTTTGAAACTGGCGCAACTCATACGCGCCGGGGAATGATTGCTGCCAACCGTGCTGGCAAGACCATTGCATCTACTTATGAGACTGCTTATCACTTGACAGGCAGATACCCAAAAGGCTGGAAAGGCAAGCGTTGGGAGCAGCCAATTATTGCCATGTGTTCTGGTGAATCCTGGGAACAGGTAGCCAAAACCTTGCAAAGCAAATTGCTTGGGTGCGACGACATCAAGCAATCCTACAAACTTGGGACTGGCTCAATTCCTCGGGAATGCCTTGATGACAAATCAATGCGTACCGATGGCGCTAATGTCCTGGCAATCGAAATCTGGCATTCTTCTGGTGGCAAATCAAAACTCTATTTCTCCAACTACACTCAGCAAGTGCGTCATTTGCAGGGTTTTGAACTTGACCTTGTGGTCTTGGACGAACAACCTCCAGACGAAACATTCTCAGAACTTGTTGTCCGTACTGCACAACGGAACGGGCAGGTTATGTGTTCTTTTACCCCCCTCAAAGGTATGTCAGGACTTGTTCGAAAGTTCTGGGACCAAATTGATGGCTACATCCATGTCCGAGTAACTTGGAATGATGTGCCGTTTGAGAATGAATGGGGCGAAAAGTTTTTTAGCCAAGAAGAACGGGATCAATTGTCCCGAGACTTTATGCCTTGGGAACGGGAATGTCGTATGAATGGCATCCCATTGGTCGGCAAAGGCGTGGTTTTCCCATTGCTGGAATGGCCTACTTACAAATCTACCGAAGTTGATTTGAAAAATGACCCCAAAATCGAGCGATTGGTGTCTTTTGACTTGGGTATCAAAAACGATCCCACGGTTATCAGCTTCCTTTTTCGTGATCCAGTGGAAGAAATCATTTATCTGCACAAGCAAATTAAGATTGCTCAAGGCGAAACCCCTGATGAATATGTCCATTACCTGATGGACCGTGAATCCAAGGGTGTTCCCATTGCTTTGCCTCACGATGCAACCCAAGCAGGTCGATACACCTTAACGGAACAATCAGTTCGGGAAGTATTTGAGGATAACTATGGCCTCAACTGCATTCCCGGTGCTATATTGAACCCCGTAAACGACCAAGGCAAAGTAACTAACCATAAGTCCTACGGAATCAATATAATGCGGTTAGGTATGGAACGTGGCACGTTTAAAATAAACGAGGCATGTGTTGGTTTCCTTGATGAAGCAAGAAACTACGCCATTGATGATGCTGGTCGATTCACTGATCCTGATGATCACATTGACTCAGCACGAATTGGCGTTTTGGCTTTGATTCAAGGGCACGGAGAATCTACGGTTAGCCGAGCAAACACATTTCAATTCCGCAGACCAGCCCCCATTGAAGGCAAGGCGCAAAGGATTTAATCATGTTGGACAAACAAAACATCATCGTCGAGTACATCGAAGCGCCCGCTGGTAACAAAGGAATCGTATTCCAAGTTGCCCATGAGGTGTACCTGAAGATGGTGGACTATCTTCGCTTGACTCAAGCCAAGAATACGTTCAATCGACTGTCTGATTACCATTACCTGAACATTGCAGTTAGCAATTCCACAGAGCCAATCCGTGGTATTGACTACATTCACCCTGTAGTGACCCCTGGTGTTGATTACGCTACGGCAATCATTACCAAATGCCTGATGCCTAACGGCAAAGTCAACTTTGAATTTGAGCGTTTCAGTGAAATGGATAGCGAACAAGCTACTCAAGCCACTGAAATGGTCAAGTACATGCTCAACAGCAAAAACGATTCTTACGCCATCATTCGTGATTGGGCACAAGATTCGTTGTTGCACAAAAACGGCATTGTGATGATTTCCCCTGTGCGGGAACCCATTACCCAATACAAAGAGGTCGAGGGGACAAAAGACCAATTGCGTGTGTTTGAGACAATGGCTGCTGAAAAAGGCTTGACTGTCAAACGTCAAAACATGCGCCGCATTGATGTCAACTTGGAAGGCGTCATGCAAGAGGTCATGGGGCCTGAAGAAGCAGAAAATGGCCCAAGTGGTACGCAAGAAGAGATGGATGAAGCCATCAAGGCCAATACCATTTATCGCGCCAAGTACAAGATGACTGGTTATTCAACCACAGTCAAAATCAAGCATGTTGCACAACATTACTTTGTTTGCAACCCCACAATCTCAGGCATTCAAGACCAGGATTTTGTTGGCTTTTATGATCCAATGACGATCCATGAGTGCAAATCACAATTCCCCTATGTCGATATTGAAAAGCTGGCAGAACATGCCGCTTACGGTCCTGCTGGAGCATATCAAGCTGGCGCATTGGAAAACGATCTTGCTCTTCATGCTCGTGATTCCACTCCTGTTCCCGGTCAAGGTGTAATTGCATCTGCTGGCGCTGACAAGTACAGCCGAGTCATCATGCTGACCACGGCATGGATTCGCAAAGACGTTGACGGTGACGGCGAAGAAGAAATTGTGGAAGTTTGCTTCTCGGGTTCTTACGTTTTGTACGTCAAAGAAGTGGACTTCATTCCTTTGGCAGCAATGTGCCCCAAGCCAATCACTGGCAACTTCTTTGGCTACAGCCTTGCAGAACGCCTTGTGCCTATGCAAGAATATGCTACATCCATTGCTCGTGCTGAGATGGCTTTTGCCATGCAATCGTCCACTCCTCGGATCGGCGTGAACCCAGAGTTTATGGATGCCGAAGAAATCCAGCGTGGTGTATCTGCCATGTTTGTGTTGGACCGTAAGTTTGATCCTGCCAAACACGTTTACGAGTTCTCGCCTATGCAAGGCAACTTGGCATACGTTGAATCGTCTATGCAGCGTTTTGAATCTGACAAGATGGCAATGATTGGCATGACAAGCCCAGGTGATGTGCTGAATCCTGAAGTCATGAAAGATGGCAACAGCGGATTCAAGCTTCAGTTGGCTATGGGTCCAAACCAGTTGATTCAAGATGAAATGGTCAAGAATTGCGCTATTGGTTTGCGTGATGCCATCTACATTATCTGGAAAACGCTGATTCAATATGCTGATGATTACAACATTCAGCAACTGGCTGGTGTTTGCGGCAAAGGCAAACCGTTTATGGATGCCATTTCCATGAATAACTATGAGTTTATTGATCGCAAGCTGATTAACATTGATTTGGCTTTGGGTTTCTTGTCGGACGAGAATCGTTTGACTCGCCAACAATTGATTGGTCAGGCTCAAGCTCAATTTACTCAAGCCATGATGCAATTGGACCCAAGTGTTCCCGAGTTGTTTGAAAAGGTTCGCCGTCCATTTGCAGATACTTTGCGAGTTTTGGGCGTTAAAGATGTTGACGCATACTTGCCGACAATGGAAGAGGCCGCTAAACTTGCTCAAGCAAAAGCTCAACAAGGCCCAAGCCCAGAGCAAAAAGAAATTCAATCTAAGGTTGATTTGAACAATGCCAAGACGCAAGAATCTCAAACTGTGTCGGCATTGAATGTCAAAAAAGCCGAAGATATTGACACAGACAATATGTTTGAAGCATTGGCTGCAAAAAGAGGTAAACTTTCAGCAGTCGAAATTGACTAAGGTATTGCAATGAAAAGCTTGGTATTGAATATTCGTGATTATTTCAATCGGAGGACTCGTGCCTCTGATGCAGCAAAGGAGTCAGATGTAAATCGAAAAACTCTAGTTATTGACAATGGGGAATGTGCTTCCCGCCTCATGAAGAATGAGGATTTTGCATTGCTGTTTAACCTTTACAGGTTTGACTTACTGGCCCGTCTGGAAGAATCCAGAACTGATCCAGAGCGTATTGAAAACGCATTTAATGTTGCTGGAGTCCGAGATTTCATTGGCTTTGTTGAAAAGACAGAATATCTTGGAAAAGTGGCAAAGAAATCTATCACTTAACCAAAGAGAGTAAACTATGTCAGACGTAATCGCTAATGCGACCGCCCCTGAGCAAACTGGTGTGGCGAATCCCGCCGATGCTATCGCTGCAATGATTGCCGCTAACAAGCGTAACAATCCGCAACCTGATGGCAGTTCTCCACCACCAGCCGGACAAGAAGAAGCGAAAGCTGAATCCCCGGAGGCGACTCCTGTTGAAGGTGTCGAACCTGAAGATGGTATTGTTAATGAGTCGGATGCCGTACAGTCCGAAGATGAAGCCGAGGCCACTGATGGTGTAACCGAAGCAGTCAACTTCCTGGATTTTGCGAAAGAGAATCCTGATTTGACGTTGCGAATCCCCAATAAGGATGCCGAAGGCGGCTTTATTGAGATCACAGCAGAAAAAGCAGCTTCTATTCTGGGTCAGGGCAGTGCTATCCATGAAAGTGCCCGTAAGCTTAAAGCCGAACGAGCCGATTTTGAAGAGTACGAATCGAAACGTCGAAGTGAACTTGATGGATTGCAGATTGGTCTGGAGTTGACCATTGTTCCTCAGTTGCAAAGCGCAGCAGATGAACTGATCACCCTCCAACAATACAACCAGCAATGGCAGCAAATCTATCAAAACGCTACTGATCCAGCAGAAAAGAGTCAGGCAGAAGCGGCTATTCGCCAAAACGCCTCTCTGATTGAGGAAAAGTCTCAGTTCATTAAGACAACTCGGCCCAAAGTTGAACAGTTCTATCAGCATCGGTCCGCATTTGTCCAGAAAACTTTGGAACAAGCGCGGCAATCGTTTTCTGACAAAGAATTGGCTAACAAGGCCAACTTTACTGAACTTCGTGAGAAGCTAGGTAAAGAATGGAAAGGTGCAGCAGGTTCTTATATTCCTGGTGTCCAGAACATTGATCTGGTATCCAGTGACGAGTATCTGTTGGGGTTGATCCGGGATGGAATGAAGTTTCGTGAAGGACCCAAAGTGCGTAATGCAGGTAGTTCGTTGGCAGCAGCCAGCCGACCAGTTGCAAAAGCCAAAACCGCTCCAGAGAACGAGATGGAACGTCTTCAAAAACAGGCTAAGTCCGGTGATAGGAATGCGTCACGCGACCTTTTGGCAACCATGCTTGCTGCAAACAAACAACGCAAGCGTTAATTAACAGGAGTTTTCCATGTCTACAATCACCTCTGCAAACCTTGGTAACGGCAACGGCTCGTATACCACCGACATCGTGGTCAAAGACCTCGATATGACCGTCTCTAACTATGTTAAAGACCGTACCCCTCTGACTAACATGGCTATGTCCAAGAAGCGCAAAGTCAATTCGACTCTGCACATCTGGCCTGTGGATTACTACCGTACTCCAGCCCTGAACGCCAAGTTGGAAGGCGCTGCTGTTGCTGCTTCGCAAGCTGCTGACAACACCCGTGCTAACTGCGGTAACTACACCCAGATTTTCACCACTGTGATTGGTGCTACTGGCACTGCTCGTGCTGTTGAACAAGCTGGTGGCGATCCACAAGCCTACCAAGAAGTCAAGCAATTGACTGAAATCATGTTTGACGTTGAACTGCAAATGGTTCGCGCTGACGGTGCTTCTATCAAGTACTCCGGTCAAGCTGCCACTCAAGGTTCTTCGCCTAACAACGGTCGTCGTTTCGGTTCGCTGTATTCTTTCGCAGGTACACGTTCGGGCAACGACACTGACGGCGTTTCGGTTCTGAACTTGGCTACCAGCGATGGTAACGACACCACTGCCGTGACCAACACCAACCAACCTTTCAACGGTCTGTTGAGCAACGCTGGTCTGGGCTACTTCACTTTCTCAAGTGGCGTGACCCTGCAACAGTTCAGCCCTTACCTGTACAAGCAGTTGGTGACTACCGCCGAGCAACGCTTCAACGCCAAGATCACCAACATGGTGGTCCCAACTTCGATGCGTACCCACATCTCGGACATGATGCCTACCAGCCGTTCGATCAACCGTTTCAACCCTGCTGACAAGGGCGATACGATTGGTACTTACGAAGGTGACTTCAACTACACCTACCAGATCGACGATTCTTGGGTTATGGACCAAACTGGTGCAGACAACACTTCTGCCCTGTTCCTGAACCCTGACGTCATCCAGTGGGGTAGCTTGCGTGAACTGGGTCCAAACAACGAAGTGTTTAGTTCTGCTGACGCTTCTTTGGACCAGTACATCATGGAAGGTACGCTGATTGTGCGTAACCCCGCAGGTGTGGCTGTGTTGGCTGCTATCAGCCCAACAGGTGCTGCTGTGACGACTCCTCGTCCAAGCACTCAAGTCCAGCGTTACCTGGCTTAAGCTCTAGGGCTTTTCTGAAGGGGGTCCGAAATGGCCTCCTTTGGTAAAGCATGGAGAAAGCAATGACTGACGATAATGAAGAAGTAAAGATCAACGAGAAATACTACTCAGACGGTATTCTTGAAGGTGGCATTGACGGCGTTTTCCGTCATAACGACAAGCTTTACAACGAAGTAAAGTCGGGCACTTGGTCCCAAACTTTTAAGACCGATAACATTGACTACAAAGTCGGTGCTATTGATGGCACACGTTATGTGCAATATGACCAAAAAAACGTCGAGTCAATCCGTCAAATGTGCAAAGACCGCAGGGAGTTTTACAAAGAACATGGGACAGCAAACCCATTCTTTGCAGGAACTTTTCATGCGATGGAGTTGCCCAAATGCTTTGCCCATGAAATCAGTTCCAAATGGTTTAACAACCGTCCTTGGGAATTGATCAAGCGAGACAAAGAGGACAAAATTCTGTTTTACGCCATCGTTAATGAGTATTACAGCGATTTTGTCTGTCACCCTAGCGGAAAAATTCCTCTTCCGTATAATCCTGCTGTACCGACCAAATAAGGATGCGACATGGCCCTTTATATTCAATCCGCTAACTCACTTGTTAGCCGTGTAGCCCAATGGGTGGGGGCCATTCCCAGCAGCATCAGCATTAACGCAACAGCATTTAACTCCACCACAGGAGTTATTACCTGTTCAGCAAATCCCACAAGCGCAGTTCTGATTGGAGATTTTATTGGTCCCAACATCATGGGACCTTTTGCTGCTGTTACCGCAGTTTCAACAAGCACAATTACTGTCAATGATCCTGATGGAACATGGTCAAGCGTAAGTTTGCCGACAGCAATTTTGAAGCTGCCAACAACATCATCTTTGGAAATTCAGTCTTGCATTCAAATGGCTGAACTGAAGATGCGAACAATTGAGTTGCCTTCTCTTCGTTCAAATCCTTATGATGCAACAAGCCCCACAATTCTGACAACAGATGCTCAAGGCATGGCTCCGATTCCTGCGGACATGAATTTCCCAATTCTGTTCTTCCAAGAATCTGCTCCATCCAATCAGCCTCCCGGTGCTACTGCTCTTGGTCCTTGGATTGTGTATGACCGAGTTGGTGACCGTGAAATCATTCGCCGCAGAATGATTGACCAACTGTACATTCGCCCATTTGGTGTACCACGAGTTATCCGTGCTTCTTTTTCTGAAGTCGGTCCTAACTATGTGTTTACGCCAAACCCAGGTGCAAACGTCACAATCAAAGCGTATTATCAACGCACGTTTCCATTTTTATTTAGCCCAACACAATCTTCCACATATCCAATTGTGCAAAACAATGCAATTTTGTCTTCTTTTCCTGAAGGCTATTTGTATGGCACTCTTTGGGCTTATTACGACAAAAACAAAAATGTCGAAGAAGCTCAAAAATGGATTAGTCGATTTGATGACGCTTATGGTCTGATTGAAGATCAGAACTACAAAGGCAAATGGCGTGGTGGGGATCAACACCTCACTTCCGAATTTCAGCCCCGCAATTATCGCTACAGCTTTAAGTGAGGTAACAAATGGCTACTAGCGGTCTTTACGGAAACACATCCGATGCCAATGTTATTGCCAGTCCTGGCAACCAAACATCTGGCCTGTATGGCAATAGCGGAACAGGTTCCGTAGTTGCAAACTCAGGCGCTGAAACTGTTGGTCTTTATCAAAGTACGGTTAATTTTGGTGTAACAGGTCCAACTGGCCCAACTGGCCCAACAGGTTCTATTGGTCCAACAGGATCGTCTGGAACTTTAGGAACAACTGGCCCAACTGGCCCAACAGGTGCTAATGGAACTTCGGGATTAAATGGCCCAACAGGACCAACAGGCGCACCATCAACAATTTCTGGCCCTACCGGACCCACAGGAGTTGGACCTACTGGTCCTACTGGTGCTGCATCTTCAATTGCAGGTCCTACTGGGCCTACAGGTCCAACTGGACCCACAGGTGCGCCATCTACTGTTCAAGGCCCTACAGGCCCTACAGGAGCCACTGGAGTCACTGGAGCCACTGGAGCCACGGGTTCTACAGGTCCCACGGGAACAACGGGTTCTTTGGGTCCTACTGGCCCTACAGGCGCACCCGGCACAGGTTCTGGTACTGTTTCCTCGGTAGCATTAACTGCTCCTGCTATTTTTACCGTTAGTGGGAGTCCAATTACTGCTAGTGGCACACTGGCATTGACTTACAGCGGTACAGCTCTTCCTGTTGCCAATGGCGGCACTGGTGTTACAACATCAACAGGTACTGGCAACACAGTTCTTTCAACAAGCCCTTCACTAACTACGCCAACTCAAACCAGCTATGAAAGCTGGACTGGAGTTTCTGCGCCCTCGTATACAGAAGGTCGTTTATGGTACGACAGTGCGGCTCATGCTTTGGCGTACTTTAATGATTCATCAAGTGCTATTGTTCATATTGGTCAAGACATTCAAGTCAAGGTGATTAACAATACTGGCTCAACAATTGCAAACGGTGCGCCTGTTTACATTACTAGCACATCAAGTGGTCAAACATACCCAAACATTGCTTTGGCTAAAGCAGATGTGGCTGCAACTTCGGCTGTAATTGGTTTGACAAATGGCTCAATTGCCAACGGTGCAATTGGTTATGTTACTGCTCAAGGTGGTATTGATAACGTCAACACTGGCACATTTACGGTGGGTCAAGTGCTGTATCTCAGCCCTTATTCTGCTGGTCAATTAATGAACACAATTCCTCCAACGGGGATTGCAGTTCAAGTTGGCACGGTATCTTATGTTGATGCTTCTGTTGGCAAAATTTTTGTCAAGCAAACCACCCCTTTGTCTGTTTCTGCTTCTGTTATTACGGGTGCAGTAGCGATTGCCAACGGCGGTACAGGACAAACAACACAAGCTGCTGCAATTACTGCATTGACTGGCACTCAAACGGCTGGTCGTTACCTTCGTTCTGATGGCACAAACGCTGCATTGGCTGCAATTCAAGCAGCCGATGTTCCTACGCTTAACCAAAACACCACAGGTACAGCAGCCAACATTACTGGAACAACCAACTCAACAATCACTACGTTGAGTGCATTAAGTTTGCCAGGATCGCAAGTTAGTGGAAACATTTCAGGCAATGCTGCAAACGTCACTGGCACAGTTGCCATTGCCAACGGCGGTACAGGCTTAACAACAACACCTGCCAACGGCGCATTGGACATTGGCAACGGCACAGGTTTTACTCGAACCACATTGACTGCTGGGTCTGGTGTAACTATTACCAATAGTTCTGGAGGCATCACAATTGCTGCTACAGGTTCTGGCGGCACTGTTACTTCAGTTACTGGTACGTCTCCTGTTGTCTCTTCTGGCGGTACAACTCCAGCAATTAGTTTGGCTGCAAGTTATGGAGATACTCAAAACCCATACGCTTCAAAAACAGCAAACTACATTTTGGCCGCTCCTAACGGTTCTGCTGGCGTACCAACATTCAGAGCAATTGTTGCTGCTGATGTACCAACACTAAATCAAAACACAACAGGCACAGCGGCTAACGTCACTGGTACAGTTGCTATTGCCAACGGTGGTACTGGTTTAACTTCGTTTACTGCAAACTACATTCATTATGGGTCATTTACTACAAGTGCTAACTTGCAGTTTGATGGCACAACAATGCGTGTTGGTTCTAACGCTTTGCTTGGGGGCACAACAAACCCAATCGTGGGCGTTACTGGTGCAATAAATAACTACATTCAATCGTATATTTACAACGCAACAAACGGCATCAGTGCTTCGGCTGATTTTGTGGCTTATGCCAACAACAGTACGGATGCTCACGGTTGGGCCGATATGGGCTTTACCAGTTCGACATATGCTGATATCACCTACACGGTGACTGGCCCCAACGAAGCGTATTTGTTTGGCTCTGCATTGAACAGCAGCTATACAGGAAATTTGGTTTACGCAACAGACAATACTGGTTCTGCAAACGCGCATCAATGGTATGTGGGTGGCTTTACGCAAAGTAAAGGCGCTTACAAAATGCAGTTGTCAGCAACTCAACTGATTACAACTGTAAACCTTTATCCACAAGGAACAAATGCTGTTTTTGGCGCAACATTTTTAGATTCCAATGAAACTGTTAACGTAGTTGCTGCGGCTCCATCTGCTACAACCAACTACTATGTACAGTCTGGATCGGTGCAATATTACACAACCAATGCTGCAAATAACTGGACGTTGAACATTTCATTTAGCAGTCTTACAAGCATGAATACTGTATTGGCAATTGGTCAATCAGTTACTTGTGTTTTGATTACAACTCAAGGCGCTACGGCCTATTACAACAGTGCAGTAACAATTGACGGAACTGCTGTAACGCCAAAATGGATTGGCGGCGCACCTACTGTTGGTAACGCATCTGGGCTTGATGTTTATCGTTATGCGATAGTAAAAACCGCATCTGCCACTTACACTGTTTTGGCTTCACTCACGCAATACAAATAATATGCCACTTCAACAAACCTCTGGAAACAGCAGTATTGATGGATATGTTGGTGGAGCGCCAACTGTTGTCAATTACATTGAAGATTTTTTTCAAACATGGTTGCGAACTGGAACAAACACATCTAACACAATAACCACAAACATTGATTCTGTTGCAAATAAATCTTTGGTTTGGATAAAATCACGTTCTGCGGCAACAACAAACAAATTAACAGATACTGTTCGTGGTGCAACCAAAGCATTTATCAGCAGTAGTACTGCCGCACAAACCACAGATACTCAAGGCTTAACAGCATTTAGTTCTTCAGGATATACGATTGGAACTGACAGCAACTACAACAACTCTGGTGCTTTGTATGTAGATTGGCAATTTGCTGCCAAACAAAAATTTTTTGACATTGTTACTTACACCGGAACAGGTGCAAATACAACAATTCCACACAACCTTGGAAGTGTCCCAGGTTTTATAATTGTGCGCCCTGTAAGCACAACGGGATCGTGGATTTGTTACCATAAAAATTTAACAAGTGCTGCATATTCAATAACTCTTAACACAACTACAGCGCAAGCAAACAACCCGACTGCATGGAATAGTACAGCGCCCACAAACACTGTTTTTTCTCTTGGTACAAATACAAGCGTAAATACAAGTGGTGCTGCTTATATTGCATATTTATTTGCGGATAATGCTGGAGGTTTTGGGCCAACAGGAAATGACAATGTAATTTCTTGCGGCACATTTACTACAAGTAGCAGCAACACTGCCACTGTCAATTTTGGTTATGAACCTCAATGGGTGCTTATAAGGCGTCCAGGCGTTATAGGAAATTGGATTTTGTGGGATGTCATGCGAGGCATGACTACAACAGATGGGCAATCTTTAAATCCAAATACAGCGACCATAGAAACTGTAGACAATGGAGAAATTTATCCATCAGCAACTGGTTTTACTGTGTCTGCAACAGGCGGTTCAATTTTTGTTGCAAGTTCTACATATATCTATATTGCCATTCGGCGTGGACCAATGAGAATTCCTACAAGCGGTTCTCAAGTGTTTTCTCCTGCAATTTACACTGGCACTGGCGCTGCAACTACAAAAAGTCTTCCAATTACGATTGATCTTGGTATTTACACTGATAGAAATTTTGTGGAAGCTGGCCCAACATTTATTGATCGTTTGCGTTACAACGATGCCTTCATTACATCTCCATCAAATACTGGACAATCAATTCAAGGCGGTAGCACTGGAACTACTGGTCCAGTTGGATTAATGAACGCTAGTAATATTGGGCTTGGTCAAAACACTTCAGGCGCTCTTTATTCTTTATTGGGATTTAAACGTGCGCCAAGATTTTTTGATCAGGTTGTATACACTGGCCTAGGTGGAGTTCCATCAACTTTTAATCATAATCTTGGTGTTATTCCTGAATTAATGATTGTCAAAAATTTGACAAACAACATAAATTGGGCCGTATATTTTGCTCCTGTTGGATATACAAAATATTTGATTTTAAATTCAAATGCCGCACCCACAACATCCAGTCTTTGGAATGCTGCCCCAACAGCAACTACTTTTTTTGCAAACAATGATGCGCTTGTAAATTCTGCGGGAGTTTTATATACAAATTATCTTTTTGCAACCTTATCGGGAGTTTCAAAAGTAGGAAGTTACACGGGCACTGGAGCGTCACAAACAATTGATTGTGGTTTTTCTTCAGGCGCACGTTTTGTGTTGATAAAACGCATTGATGTGGTTTCTGCGGATTGGTATTTTTGGGACACTGCTCGTGGAATGGTATCTGGCACTGACCCTTATTTGTTGATGAACAGTACCGCTGTTGAAGTCAATGCTAATTACATTTTTACAACAAGTACTGGATTTACAATTCAATCTGGCGCACCCGCCAACATCAACGCAAGCGGCGTTACTTTTGCATATCTTGCAATTGCATAAGGACACATCATGGAAATCAGAATTCGCGCCACAGGTCAAGTTATGTACGAAAGCCAACTGCGCTCGTATTTGCAAGCCAACAACGGTCCATCCTACGACCAACTGACACCTGAAATCATGGAGGTCATTGGTGTTGATCCCGTGTTAGAAGGCCCACAAATACAACCTGCACGTTATCAAATTTCATATCGAGATGGGGTGCAGCAAGTCAATGGACAATGGTTTACCAATTATTCTTTGGTCAACATGGATGCCGAACAAATTGCTGTTGAAGACGCAGAACAAGCTAAGTCCGTTCGCACTCAACGTGATGCAAAGTTGGTTGAATGTGATTGGCGAGTCATTAAAGCATTGGAAAGCAATACGCCTCAAGATTTTGAATGGGCTGTATACCGTCAAGCCTTGCGAGACATCAGCAATCAAGCTGGCTTTCCTTGGGAAATCACTTGGCCTGATGCTCCATAAGCATCACATTACATTCCATAAGATAGAACATGAAAATTGCCGTTTACGCCATCAGCAAGAACGAAGAACAGTTTGTTCAGCGTTTTTGTGATTCAGCCAAAGATGCTGATTTGATTTTGATTGCTGACACTGGATCAACTGATAAAACGGTTGATTTAGCTTTGGAATGCGGGGCTAAGGTGCATGATATTTGCATCAAACCTTGGCGTTTTGACAAAGCTCGTGATGCAGCATTGGCATTAATTCCCGGTGACTACGATGTCTGCATTTCCCTAGATTTGGATGAAGTGCTAGAGCCGGGATGGCGTGAAGAAATTGAACGGGTATGGAAAGATGATACGACCCGTCTTCGATACAAATTTGATTGGGGCTGTGGCATCAGTTTTTTCTATGAAAAAATCCATCATCGTCATGGCTACCATTGGCATCATCCTGTTCATGAGTACCCTCGCCCTGACGGACGAATTCAGGAAATATATGCCCAGACGGATATGTTGCTGGTTAGCCACCACCCAGACCCCACCAAGTCCCGTGGACAATATATGCCTTTGCTGGAACTTGCAATCAAGGAAGATGCTCACTGCCCACGAAATGCTTTCTATCATGCCCGTGAACTGACCTTCTACGACCGATGGGAAGAGGCCATACAGGCCCTGAATCGTTATTTGGCTATGCCAGAAGCCAATTGGGCAAATGAACGCTGCTATGCCATGAGATTGCTTGGCAAAGCCTATGACGAGTTAGGCAACCAATGGGAAGCTCATAAGTGGCTTCGTTTGGCTTGTGCTGAAGCACCAGGAACTCGTGAACCTTGGGTTGATCTTGCCATGTTCTGTTATCGCAGAAGCATGTGGGTTGAGTGCTATTCATCTGCCAAGCAAGCCTTGCACATAACTGACAAGCAAGCTGTTTATACGATGGACCCATCTGTATGGACGGAAAAGCCTTGGGACTTGGCATCCCTTGGAGCATGGAATCTTGGCCTCAAGAATGAAGCTATTGAATTATGCAAAAAAGCCTTAGAATTCAATCCAACTGATAGCCGTCTTGTTGGAAACTTACAGCACATGACGGAGCCAACCACGGTGGATTAACATGGCCGATTACCAGAGAATCAAAACCCCATTTGTAGGCATGTCCTTTACACCGGATGTGCCTAGCAATGCTTTGGCTCCAAATGAATATAACTCTGGTTACAACGTAGAAACCGATGTTCGTGGAATTCAAAAAATCTATGGCGAACAAGAAATTCTTTCTGCGATCCCAAATCAAACCATTTTTGTTGAGGGTGGTTTTCGCTCTGAAACAAACTGGGTTTACATTGTCGCTACTCGTGACACATCCAATAATGGTCGCTGGTATTTGGTAACCACTGCTGGCATTACCAACATTACCCCCGGTGTTGGTGCAAATCCTTCGGTGACTTTGCCAAATTACACCGAAGACATCAACATCACATTTTCTTGGGTTGGTAGTGTTTTCTTTGTCAACGATACATTGTCAAACCCAATGTATTTGTTGCAAACAGCAAATGAATTGACTGTAACGTCTGATGCTCAATGGAATTACACTCCTGGAGTAACCAAAACAACGGCTGGATTTGTCCGCAACTATTGTTCTCCAAACGTGGGAAACATTTTGATTGCTGGAAATTTAACAGAAATTGTTGGTGGCACTTCATATAACTACCCCACAACTGTTCGTTGGTCGCAAGCTTTTGCCAATACAGGCATTCCTGGGACTTGGACACCAACTTTAAACAACGTAGCCAACGAACAAGAAATTCCTGTTCGCGGTCCAATTGTGGATGGCTTTTTCTTGGGTGGCAATTTTTACGTTTGCTCGTATTGGGACACAGTTGTTTTTAGCCCGATTGCCTATCAAAACAGCACTGCACCTATTTTTGGTGTTCGTTTGCTTAACCAAGGTCGAGGCTTGTTGAATAACAATTGCTGGACCAATACTGATGCCAATGTCTATGGGATTGATGCCCGTGACATTTGGGTTTTTGATGGGGCAAATTTTAATTCCATTGGCAATCAGAAGGTGAAAGATTATTTCTTTTCCAATCTGAATCCGGCGTATTACAGCCGTTTGTTCATGGTGAACAACACTCAAAAATACCAGATTGAAATTTACTATCCTGATTTAACGTCTACAGGGTGGTGCAACAAGATGTTGTCCTATCGGTATGACCTCAACATTTGGAACGCTCCTAAGACCGTTCAGAACGCTTGCATGGGCACTGAAGGTCCAAAGGTAGTCAGTGGTGCATTTAATTTGTCTTCTCGTTGCGTTGTGTACGCACAATCTAACTCCACAAACCAAAAAATTCTTCAAACTGCTGTTGGCAACTCGTTCAATGGCAATAGCATTCCTTGCAAATTTGAACGTACCAATCTTGAGTTGCAGACACCAAATGGTGTTGTCCCATTTAGCTCCAAGGTGTACACACACCGTTTGCTTCCCGAGATTGCAGGTACTGGCGCTATTGACATCACTGTTGGTGGTGCAAACTCCACCGCTCAAGCTCCAACGTATGGTCAAACAGGAACAACCCTGATTGACACCAATACGCCTTGGGTAACAACTCAGCAAAATGCTGTGCGTACTGTTGCAGTTAAAGTGGAATCCAATGATGCAACAAACCATTGGAATTTGACAGCCATGAACTGGCAAGCCACTGTTGTTGAGGACGCTTTCTAATGCCATTCGCCCTTGATACCAATCCAAATATTTCCGAAGTTTCGGAAGCTGTCAATTATTTATTGGCAAACTTTGGCGCAAATCTGGCAGCAGACCCAAACACAGGACAAATTACTGGTCCAACAGGATTAATCATTGCTTATCTGTACAAATATTTGGCGGTCAAATATGCAGATAGTGCTGATGGTTCTGTAAATTTCAGCAACACTCCAACAAACCGCAGTTATTACGGATTGCGAAACACTAATAGTTCCGTTGAATCTACTAATCCTGCCGATTACATTTGGTACAAAACAGCAAGCGGTTTTGGTACAACAAATTTTTTGTTTTATCAAACTGCTGGTGGAAGGCAAATTCAATTTGTTGTATCAACAGCAGCGCCAAGTTTTGATTATTTACAAGAAGATGGAAATTCAATTGATTTGGATGTGATTACTACTGGAAAAGGAAAACAAGTAGCATATCCAACAATTTATAAATGGACATCTAGCTCAACTCCACCCACTCGTCCAACTACAACTACAACATTCACTTGGGCAACGGGGCTGTATACAGCACCTTCAGGGTGGACAATAACTCCAGCATCAGATACGACTCCTGGGGATTATCTTTGGGCAATTACAGTTCCATTGTCTGCATCTGTTAATTTAACAACATCCGTTTGTGATTGGACAAATACATCGTATGCAATTTATAACTTGGCATACAACGGAACAAATGGAGCCAATGGAACAAACGGTGCAAACGGTGCAAACGGAAATAATGGACTGAGTGCAATTACTGCATATAAAACTCAAAGTCAGTCATCATCTACACCAACATTTACAACTCCGACTTCAGGCGCAACAATTCCAAGTGGATGGGTTGGCACTGCTCCTTCAGTTTCTGTTGGTGATGTTCTTTGGTATATCCAAGGTCTTTACAACAGTTCTTCTGTAACGATTAATGGAGTTTCCCCAAACACAACAGCATGGGTTGGGCCTATTGCTGCAAGCGTTTTTCAAGATATTCGTTCCGACAACTGGAATGGCTCAAACCCTCCAGTTTCTAGCAATCCATCAACATGGGGTACTGTTGGATATTACATTTCTCGTACATCAGGAAGCGCATACTTAAACAACTTGTATGCTAGAGGCACATTGCAATCTGGTAGTACTCCTGCTATTTCTGGCTCAACCATGACGGGTTCTGGTGGCGTAATCAATAGCGATGGAACTTTTGCTCTTGGCAATTCTTCTACCAATATTTCATTTAACGGCACTCAAATGACGCTAAATGGAAACGTGGTCAACACCAGCAATATTGCAACAAATTCTGCAACTGTTACCGCAAGTGCATTTACTTCTGGTTCAATTAGTTCGTCTACCAGCACAAATAATTGGGTAACAATTCAATCTGTAACTATTACAACTTCTGGCTATCAAGTTTATGTGGCAGCAGCCAGCAATCCAGTTGCTGGCCTTGATGGCAGTCTTAATGTTAGTCCAGCAAATTTAAGAATTGTTCGTGATTCAACAGTTTTGATGACAAGTCAAAACTCTTCTTTTGCTTATTCTGATAATCCATCTGCTGGAACCCACACTTATTATTATCAACTGCAAGACTTGTTAAGTGGCATAACTGCCCCTTCTACTTCTCAACGATCTTTGTTTGTGTTGGAAACAAAAAGATGACATATACTGTTTACAGCACTATAACTGGTCAAATTTTGCGTATTGTAAATACAATAAATATTGACATTCAAATTGGTCCAAATGAAGCATATTTGGATGGTTTTATTGATGATTCTTTGTATTACATTGAAAATCAACAACCTGTAGAGTTTCCACCAAAACCAGATAAATATTCAAATTTTGATTGGACAACGCATCAATGGGTTCTTGATCCTGTTGCAGCAGGAAATGCTGTTGTTGAAAAACGTGATGTGTTGCTTTACAAATCTGATTGGACACAAATTCCAAACAACCCGTTGACACCAGAAGTGCAGCAGCAATGGGCTGTTTATCGTCAACAATTGCGTGATGTTACGGCGCAGTCAGGCTATCCATTTAATGTGGTTTGGCCCACTCCTCCTTAAAAAACTTTGAACATCAAAAGGTTCATGGGATAATTTCAACAATTGACAAAGGTAAGTTATGAACAACTTTAGCACCGGGGATTCCACAAGCCCATCTCAAGGCAAAGGCATGGGTGGATTGGGTTCTATTTTGCAAAATCCTGCCCAAGCTACTCCAAGTGGCAAAGGTCAAAGTCAAAATCAAGGGCTTACTGGTTCTGCTAGTTTGCTTCAGCAATTGAATCCCAATCAGCAAACCAATCAAAATG